CAGGTAGTGAACAAAGTACTAACTTATCACTTGAACTACCACGAGCAGGGTCAAAAATGACTTCAAGGTCACTTAATAGTCTGTCGTAAGTAAGTTCTGCGTCAGCTACTCTTCTGTAATAAGACTTACCTGAAGAGTATGAGAAATCATCAGTAGCTTCGTGTAATGGGTCTACATTTTTTAAAATGTTACCTATAATACCTTCTGAGTATTGGATTCCACCAACTCGTGCTTTTTGTCCAAAGAGCATTGCTCTTTCTATGTCTACTTTATGCTCACGTAGTTTTTCTGACCAAATACGATTCCATTCGTATTCGTAACCTCTGAATCGAGTTGCCAATGCAGTTCCAGTCATCTCAGCAGCTGTTTTAAAGATTTGAGTATATCCATAATTATCTTCAATTTCTGTTGAGAAAACATCAGGCGCACCAGAACCTTCTTCAAAAGAAGTACCAATTACTTGACATTTGTCATCATCAGCTATTGTTCCAGCTCCAGCTGGGCCTGTGTTAGAGATAGAAACAACTTGTCCTGTAAAAGAACTAGTAGTTCCTTGGTCAGTTACTCCTGACGCAACTCTAACAATAACATTAGCTAAACCAGTACTAGCATCAGCAGTTTGAACTGCAAACACCATACCTTTTTGTAGCCAGTCAATAGAAGCTGCTGGTGTAGCAGCATCTGCAACTGAAAAGCTATAAGAACTTCCAGCAGATACAGCTCCGGGGGCGTTAGCCATTACGAAACTTCTATTTGTCCAGTTAATTGGGTTTCTATTTTCGAGGTAACGAAATACTGAATCGTCCGTAGGTACTTTATTAACCTGACTAAGATATACAAAGAACGGTGACTCCTCTGGAGTTAGTTCGTGTACTCTGTCGCCAAAGTTATAAATCCGCCTACGGTCAGGGGCAACCCCTGTGCCAGAATCACTAGCTGTAGTCGAGGCTGTAATGTCAGATGCTTTTAAACCACCTGAGTTATATGATATAGCCATAATATTCTCCTATGCTATGTTTTGTGTTAAGGCAATCTTCCAGCTTTAGACGCTCCCATAAGAGTGTCCCAAGCTTTCGATTCGTTCGACTTACGTACTGGAACTTGATTGCTCTGAGTTCCTGCTGTACGTGGAGCCGCTTGTTTCGTTTGTGGAACTTGTACGGTTTGTCTTGACATAGATTTTCCTGTTTGTTCACGCCAAAGATTTACTAACGAACCTACTGGTACGTTAGATTTTGGTTGTGACACAAAATCAAGAAACTCATTAATGTCATTGTCATTCATATTGTGACTATTACGTAGTTCATTCCGTGTGTTATTCATTGTCATTTCAGATTGCATACGTCCGATTTCTTTATCTACTACACTGTGTACTAGCTGTTGTTCTCTTTCTGTACGCATCTTATATGACGCTGAATCTGGTTTGTAGTATGCATCCCAAGGGTTAAACTCGTCCTCGGACATTTGCACCTGCTCTGGTTGGGGTGTTTGTTTTTGATTTTCCTGTTGTATACTGAGGTACTCTGTAATGGAAGATTGTAACTTTGCATTATCTGCACTTGATTTGTCATACATTGACTGCCATTTCTTTACCTCATCCTCTAGCGGATTAGACTCAACTTGTTGTTCTTCTACAAACTCCTGTCCATCTATGTTTGCGGATGTTTCCTGTTCTTGTTCGATTTGCTGCTCTACGACAGCATCTGCATTAGCTTCAGCCATATTGTTTTCCTTTTTTTAAAATGTCTCGTCATCTTCTGGAACAGGACTACTCATACTACCGAGCATAGCATCTTGCTGGCGTGCGATAGCATTTTGTAATCTTTCCGATTCGAGCTTCACTTTTGTTGTTAGTTCGTTGGCATTTATTCTCTTATCAGCTCTGGCGTCTGATGCTACATTACCGAGTTTAGATTTAAACTTTTGAACCTCAACTCGTTTTCTGTCAGCAACTGACTCCCTTCGGGCGGTTTGCAAGTCTCCTTGCAATTCTTTTAATTGCTCTTGTAATTGAGCATTTAATCCTTGTAATTGTTCTATTTCCCCTGACCTTTTCATTATACCTTCTTTATCAAATATTTCTGGATTCTTTTTTAAGACCTCAAGTTTATCAACTATACCCATTTGGTATGCCTCTAAATATACATTAAGTTCTGCATATTTGGAAGTAGGTAACGTAGAACCCGGAACAATACGTATGTCGTGCTGTTCAATATTGTTTTTATCTTTTTGTATATCTATGATAGTTTGCGTTACGTCATCATACATATTAACAGTAACTTCTGTTAAATCATTGTTTGGTTGTGCTGTTCTAAAATATTTCTTATACGTATACTGTTGTTTAGACATTGCGTAAACAACACGACCTAATTTTATAATACTATGTTCTACATCACGTAGCTTTGACTTACTACGTTCAGAGCCTAGCGCAACCATTTGTTGCGTACCCTTAAATGTTTCTGGCCCTTTATCTGCAACACCGTGCATTATTTCTGGTATACCAAATATAAAATCTATATAAAACTCACATTGTTGTATTAATCTATAAAACTCTCCAGACAAGGGAGTAGGTGACGGATAGTGAGGTTCTCCTTGTGAGCTATCAACTTCTATAACAGCATTAGGATTTGCCCAGTCACGTTCTAGTTGGTCTAGTCCATTTACTGCACTGCCTACAGGTACAAGTAATTTTAAACCTGCCGATGCTTGTGCGTGTGATAATGCTAGTGACCATAACTTATTTAACAATCTTTGCATTGGTAACGCCCTAGATACGTCAGACCTAGGGTATGGAGTCTCTGTCCAGTTATTAGGAAAGGCAACAATAGGATAGTCTTTTAAGTTTAATGTGTATTCATCTAATACTATCTCACCGCAAGTTACCATAACAGCTACTCTTGTTTGTAAAAAAGCTTCATAAGATAATAAATTTCTTTCGAAGTCTACAGCTCGCTCATCTGATATTATTAAGAACTCTTCTTCGTTTAATACAGATTCTGCACCTGTTTGATTATCTATAAGTCTATAGAAGGTAACTTTCTTTTTATAAAATCTTTCTAAAACTTGATACTTGTTTTCCCTATAGTAATCATAATCTTTAGTTTCTGACGGTGTATATACATCTCTTGATAGTTTATTTTGAGTATTAGGAAAGTCTTCATCTGAATACGTAGATATATCATTTAAGATACTATCTAGTTCTTCTCCTGTTTCTTTATCTATCGTTGAACCAAGTTCTGGGTAGAGGTTCACAAGTTGCTCACCTGTTAAGATAGTAGACAAAATAATGCCATCGGCATCACCAAACCATCTATCTCTTGAAGAAGGAGGAACGTAAACCCTAAAAGGATTGATGTGAGCAAACCTTACGTCGCCCCTACCCATATCTGCTTCACTGTCAACATATACGTATAAGTACCCAATGCCAACAGTTGAAAAATCGTGTATTGCTTGCTTTACTTGAGAGTCCCCATCTGACCCTTCCCATATAGAACCAAGCATTGTTTGCCATACTTTAGCCATCTTTACGTCACTATCCTCACGAGGCATAGCAGTAAACACTGGCGGCCTTGCTGTCATAAAAGATTTTAACTTTTCTACAGCAGGAGATATTCTATCCATAGGAATATCTGCCTGATTACGTGATTGTAATTCATCAGACTCATCAGAAGTAAAGTGATTACCTAAGTAAAAGTCTAAATCCTTACGTGCTTGAGAATCCCAAGAGTCTCTAGCATCTCGCCATCTTTTAAATAATTCTTCGTTATATAATGCTTTTGGGTCGTATTCCATTAAATTTTTGCACCTGTAAGCCAGTTATATGATTTCAATTTTTGTCTCACTTTAGAAATTGTATCTGCAGTGCCTTTCTTAAACCTGCTACTTGCAGGTGGTTGTGAAAAATAATCAGCATAATACAACGCATCCATTAAGTCATCGTGCTTTGAAACAGGATGCTCAAACATCTCATCAACCAACTCGGTCATAGATTTACGTATGTATAATTTTTTCGAATTTACAATAGCTCCTAGCGAAGTTTCAAGTCTATCTTGTTTTTTTATTCCACCCGGAGGCTTTACGCCTTTAAAGATACCCGGCATCAATCTTCTATCATCTGCCGCAAGTCTTGTTGTCATATCACGTACCATCTCTTGAGCAGCTACGGTTTCTATAGTAACTCTACGAACTGGAGCATACTTACGTGCATATTGTATAATAATCTCTGGTAAGTCAAAGGTTGGTATACGTTCACGATAGTAATCAAGTACGTATCTATTTTTATTTGAGTCTATTCCCATAACAACAATTACTTGAAAGTCTGACGTAGAAGTAGCTGTAGCAGCAATATCAACACCCATATATACGTTTAATGGTATTGATTCACCATTTAAATCTAAGAAACAAAACCTATCTTCACTTTTAAATACACCGTTATGATATTTAATTCTATCTATTTTAAACGAAGCTGATGACGCATCACGTGCATCATTCATATATTCTTGAGCAAA